CGTTCCATACGAGCTACTTCAGCTTTAGCGAACCGTTCCCATGACAGGTCAGTTCTTCGTACGGTGCCAGTTTGAGGATTGAAACCGACTAACTCCAGATACAGTTCGTTCAATTCAGCCGTACGGTCTTCATCGTACTTGTCCGACTTCTCATCCATGAAGGCAAACTTCGGGTCGGTAGAAAGCATACGGGCTTCGTATTCAACACCTTGGAAAAACTTTTCCTGCTCCGAGATATGTCTTTCGACCTCGGCAGCTTGGTGTGAGACGTTCCGAGCGTAAGCTTCTCTGTCCCTTATGAGTTCCTCTGCGTCTACTTCACCAGCGTTTGAGTAATCAAGTGGCTTGTAGTTAGGATCTTTCGGATACAGGCTGCTTCGTGAACTGGTTTGCTCACCCTCCCTGCGGATTTGTTCAAGATACCGTTGCTTCTTAGCTTCACGTTTTTCCTTACGGGTCAGTTTCGGTTCTTCCTCTACGACTTCTGGTTCTTCGACTTCCGCTTCCTTTTCAGTACTTGGTTCGTCTACTTCGTTTCCGTCTTCTGGTTGTTCCTCTTCCTTCTCTTCAGGAGTATCTTGTTCGGGGCTTGCTTCTTGGACTTCTGGTTCTTCCTTTTCAGGTTGTTCCTCTTCGTCTTCGATTAGCATTGCTGCTCTTACTATAGGGTCCAATGTAGGATCTATGTCTTCGAGCCGTTTTGCCATATTTGTGTTCCTCTCGCCTCGTTAGGTAGGGCGTTCACCGTAAAACCGCTTAAGTGGGTCTCCACTACTATTAGAATATCATATTACTTCGTACGGTATATAGGACCGACAGGGACTAAAATAGGTTCTCCATCTTTTCCAGTGCCGTCTAGTCGAAGCTTACTTCCAATACGCTTACCATGGATGTTATTACCTATATCACACTTAATCTCATTACCTTCTTGATACCAGTCGTGCACATGGCCGACAAGGTTATCTTTTAAGGCTTGTACTACCTCTTCCTCAGTCAAGTTCGGCTGACGCTCTGGTGGTGCTATATTTTTCCAGGCGTACCA